TTTATACCTACCCGTTAAAGTTCACAGAAAAAACAGACTTAGAGATGAGAGCATTTTCTTCTTCAGGGTCGGTTGACTTTAATGTCTCCGCGTCAATGGAGTTTATCTACATTAAAAATGGGGATACCCTTTAATGGCTGCCAAAAAGGAGAAACCCATACGTCGTACCACCTCTGGCAAGGGTGCTAATTATCGCAAGACGAAGTCTGGCGCGGGTATGACGAAAAAGGGTGTAAAGGAGTATCGCAAGAAAAACCCGGGTTCAAAATTACAGACGGCTGTTACGGGTAAGGTTAAAAAAGGTAGCAAGGACGCGAAGCGTCGTAAGTCTTACTGCGCACGTTCTGCGGGTCAGATGAAAAAGTTTCCCAAGGCCGCAAAAAATCCTAATTCACGCCTAAGACAAGCAAGGAAAAGATGGAAGTGCTGATGGCTGATAAAAGTGTTCACGATTTGGAGTTGGAATTAGTAAAGTTTCAAACTCAACAGGATCATCTTGTGAAAAGCGTCGATACGCTTCAAAGAGACATGAAAGAAGTAAAAGTTACTTTGTTTCAGGCAAAGTGGATGATTGTGGGTGCTTTGGTCGTAGCTGGTTTGATGAATAGTGAAACTTTGATGCAATCAATTATAGGGTTGGCAAAGTAATGGCTTATTCACGCAAAGGTAAAGGCGCGTCTAAAAAAAGTAAGGGCAGCAAGATTTGTCCAGCCGGAAAAGCTTGGGCGGAGCGTACTTTTGACACGTATCCTTCTGCGTATGCCAATATGGCGGCTTCTAAATACTGTAAAGACCCAAACTATGCGAAGGGTGCAAAGGGGAAGAAAAGTGGGCGGCGAACTAGCTAAATGGCGAAAACAGAAATGGGTTCGTATTGACAGCAATGGCAACATTGCGGGTGAATGCGGTACGTCAAAGGACAAAAAGAACCCAGATCGTTGTTTGCCGATAGCTAAAGCGCGTGCTTTGTCCAAGTCTCAACGCAAGTCTACCGCTGCAAAAAAGAAGCGCGAAGGCAAAAAGGGCAAAACTGTTGTAAAGAATACCAAGGCAGCGGAAGTGACTTATGCGGCTGCGGGCGGCCCAATCTACGCAACAAAAGCCAAACGGCCTTATACGGGTAGAAAACAACCGGGCGCCGTTGTAGCGCGCGGCTGCGGCAAGGTTTTAGCAAACCGGCGCAAGCATACAAAAGGATCAGTCAGCTAATGAACAATGTGACGAACTTTTACATTGGTGACGAAAAGTCAATTTGCGAAGAAATTCGCGCTTGGTCTGCATATGCTCTGGAAAAGCCTAACGCGTATTTCAATAACATGCCGCCTTGTCCCTTTGCAAAGCGCGCTTGGTTAGATGAAAGCGTAGCGATTATCTTTAGATACGGCGGTAGCCAAGCGGTGCTGTCTTGTTTTGCGCAATTCCCTGACGCGCTAGATTTGATTATTGTTGTAGATCAGTTTTACAAGCGCGACGCCGACAGCTTTCATTCGGAGCTTGAAGACTACAACGAAGCAATTTCACAGGGTCTTTTTGGGGATCGCGACCTTTGGGTAATGGGTTTTCACCCTGACGATGACAGCAATGACTTTGTAGATGACGGCGAGTTTGAGCCGCATATAAATACGCCTTACGCAATGATTTTCATACAGCGTTTGTCAAAAGTTCAAGAAGCTGCATACACGCTGCAAGATTTAGGGTATTATGACACATATCGTGAAGAATACGACGTAGAAGCGATATTTGAGCAACGTGAACGGCTATATAGGAGACTGAAAGATGGCAATGAGTCCACGCAAAAAGATGGCCATGGGCGGCGTTAAGAAGATGCGCGGTGGTGGCATGGTGAAAAAGATGCGTGCGGGCGGCGGCGTTAAGAAGATGCGCGGCGGCGGCATGGTGAAAAAGATGCGTTCTGGTGGCGCAGTTAGAAAGAAGAAGTAAGCAATGACAACCTCTGGCACAAAGACGTTTGAATTAGACGTCACCGATTACATCGAAGAAGCGTTTGAACGGTGTGGGCTAGAGGTTCGCACTGGTTACGACATAAAAACCGCGAAACGTTCGCTTAATCTGATGCTGTCTGATTGGGCTAACCGCGGTTTAAATCAATGGACGATAGCGCAGACAACGGTGACCGTTGTTCAAGGGCAGCGTGATTACTCGCTGGGCGCGGATACTATTGATATTTTGTCGGCGGTTGTACGCCGCGACAACGTCGATTATGGCATCGAACGCGTGAGCCGTGACGATTACTTAAACATTCCTACAAAGTCTACGGCGTCGCGGGTGTCGCAGTTTTTTGTAGATCGTCAGATAAACCCCACTTTGAAGGTTTGGCCTGCGCCGGACAATAGCACGGACGAAATCATTTTTGATCGTTTGGTGCGCATTGACGATGCGGGATTGCCTACAAATACGCTTGAATTACCGTTTCGGTTTTATCCCTGCTTGGCGGCGGGTTTGGCGTATTATATTTCAATGAAGCGGGCGCCCGAGCGTGTGCAGCTGTTGAAAGCGGTTTATGAAGAAGAGTTTGATCGTGCGATGACCGAAGACCGGGATCGTGCGTCATTTAATGTGCAGCCTAGTCTGGATTATTACAGGATTTCGTAATGTCAAAGTATGCGGTTGGCAAAAAAGCGTATGGAATATCGGATCGATCCGGCTTTCGGTATCGCTTAGATCGCATGCGCAAAGAGTGGACGGGCATGCTTGTTGGTTACGACGAGTGGGAAGCAAAGCAGCCGCAGTTGGAGCCGCGTCGCAAAGTTATTGATGCGCAGGCTTTAAAGGACCCGCGTCCAGATCGAATAGAGCCATTGGATGTGTATGTTGGCGTGCCTCTGGTGGAAGCCCCTAATTTACGGCCGCCGAATGCGTTTGGTAAGGTCGGACAGGTAACGGTGACGACATGAGTTTTACATACGATCAGTTAAAACAAGCGATACAGGATTATACGGAAAACGACGAAACGACGTTTGTGAATAATCTGGATGTGTTTATACGCAATACTGAAGAGCGCATGTTGAAAACGACGCAGTTAGAGGTGTTTCGTAAGAATACCACCGGTAACATGACGTCGGGAGTTCAATATCTTGCGGTTCCTAGCGATTATTTGGCGCCGTTTAGCTTGTCGATTACGACGGGTGGCAACAAAGAGTTTTTGTTGTTTAAGGACGTTAACTTTGTGCAATCGTTTAATCCTGACGCAACCACCACCGGAACGCCGCGGTTTTATTCGTATTTTGACGTCAGCAACTTTTTGATCGGCCCTACTCCTGATGCGTCGTATGATGTTGAGTTGCATTACTTTTATCGGCCGACGTCCCTCACTGTGGGCGCGGGAAGTGGCACCACGTGGTTAAGTGAAAACGCGTCAGTTGCTATGTTGTATGGGTGTTTGATTGAAGCATACACCTTTATGAAGGGTGAGCCAGATTTGGTTCAAAACTACACGCAACGCTTTATGGAAGCGCTGTCCCGTGTTAAAAACTTTGGTGAAGCACAAGAGGTTTCGGATGCGTACCGTACCGGATTAATTGTAAGGGATAAAACATGATACCCGCATTAAAAATGGACGTGTCTGAAGACTTTAAGGTTGAGGTGCATACCACCAGTGGACGCGGTTTTACTCCTGAAGAGGTGGCGCAAAGATGCGCTGATAAAATTGTTCAGGTAGCAGATACTGCTCCCCCAGCTATTCGTGATCAAGCGCTTGCGTATAAGCGTAACATCACAAAAGTAATCGAGTTTTACTTACGCGAAGCCGTAAAAAGTGATAGAACTACGATATACAACGCCATAAACGACGCAGGACATCCGGAGCTTGCGGAACTTATAAGGAGACTGTGACATGGCCTTTACTGGTAACTACATGTGCACATCGTTCAAGAAAGAGCTTTTGTTCGGTGTCCACGACTTTGATTCCTCTACAGGCGATACGTTCAATATCGCTTTGTACACTAGCTCGGCTACGCTTGATGCGTCTACGACTGCTTATTCAGCCACAAACGAGGTAAGCGGCACAGGCTACTCAGCCGGTGGGCAGGCTTTGACAAATGTTGATCCAACATCATCAGGAACTACGGCTTTTACTGATTTCGCAGACGAGACATTCACGACAGCGACAATTACTGCGCGTGGTGCGTTGATTTACAATACCACTCCAGACACGACGTCTATTTCGGTTTCAAACCCGTCGGTTGTTGTGCTTGATTTTGGTGCAGACAAAACGTCAACGGCT